GTAAGACTAAACCCAATCAGCTCCGGTTGATTTCGATCTCACTACCCGTGAGAAAGACCTTTCTTACATCAGTTGAATTCTGGCTAAAAAATTCTAGCTCAGGCTACCAAAGTTTGTCGAGCTTGCTCACGAACTGGTATGAGCGAGGTGGCACCTTTCAAACTGCCGTCCCTTAATTGGAACAGCGGAGTGTTAGATACTACCTGCTTAGTCTCTGTCAAAACACTACTTTCACATAAAACAAAATTTACTATGAAAAGCAAATTTATATTTCATGTATCGAAAGCGACGTTAAGACGGAAAACGGCGGGAATAGGTCAAAGCATGTTTGCCCTAAGTGATTCGAAAGAGTTACTTAGAACTTTACTTAAAGAGGCTTGGCGTATAGCCATCCTTTCTTTAGGTAGAGTAAAAGTCTCATCTCGGATTACCTTATTCAACAACTTTATGCAACATGTATTTCGAATTTTTCGACATCATGGAGCATCCTTTACCATAAAATGGTTAAAGGGGAACTCTGTAGCACTCCAAAGATTTTTAGCTAACAGTCCCTACAAGTCTCTTAGAGAGGCTGAACCAGGGCTTCCATTACCAAGATTAAAAAATGGTCTACCAGGGATTATACCCTCGTGCGATCGTAATTTAATTCGTAATGGTCATCCAGGAGTTACTAGATTTTGGTTATCCCTTTTTGGGGTATACCGAATTCTAAGTGGTCCTGTTAAACCCAACTTAGTATCAATAACTGAGCCTTCAACAGCTCAGGAATCAATGCTAATAGAGTTTAAATGGTTCGTCTTTCATAGACTGTGGAAGATATTACCAGGTGTAAAACCTAGCGATATCCGGACGGCAGCTAGTTACATAGTTTCTTCTAGTTCCGCTGGTCCTAATTTTTATAGAGCGACGCTTTCGTACTTTACAGATTTATGTTGGTGGGCTCAGTCCGTTGAGGATTGTGCTACCTTTCAAAAATACTGTCGAGTTTCGAATTCGAAAGTTCTATACTCTAAGTTTGATTCATCAATTACTCTACTATTCAACCTCTTAGAGGCTGGAGCTAGAATCCCTGTTAAAGGGGGTTTTAGTTATAATAGTGCAAAAGATGAACAAGCTGTGAGCAAGCTACCTTCTCCTGCTAAAGGAAAATGGGGATATGTATCTCCAGGATCCTTGAACACTCCATTACGGGGTGGTCAATTAGCATTTAAGGAAGAGGCAGCTGGAAAATTAAGAGTATTCGCTATCGCTGATATTTGGACTCAGTCAGTCCTCGCTCCATTACATAATTCAATCTTCCGAGTATTGCGTAAATTACCTAATGATGGTACTTTTAACCAGGACCTCGCTTTCAAGCGGGCAATGGAAAAAGCCAATATTAGTAATTGCGCGTTTTCAGTTGATTTGAGTTCTGCAACGGATCGTTTACCGATCAAAATTCAAGAGTATGTACTTAATGTACTTACCGAGAATGAAGATTTCGGGGCTGCTTGGTCTAAATTATTAGTCGATAGAGAATACGTAATTCCTCCTTCTGAAAAAGTTTCAGAATGGGGATTACCAGGTGGAACCGGTTTGAAATATGCAACTGGTCAACCTATGGGTGCGTTAAGTTCTTGGGGGATGTTGGCACTAACTCATCATTTAATCGTGCAGCTTGCTGCTGATAAATGTGGGTTACTGGGACATTCATGGTACTCAGACTATGAAGTATTAGGTGATGACATTGTTATCTTTGATAAGAATGTGTACGCCCAATATACGATTATAATGGAGCGCCTAGGCGTTCCTTGTAATCCTTCAAAATCTATTCCATCACCTACTAAACCAGTGTGCGAGTTCGCAAAACGAACTTCGATAGGACAACATGACGTTTCAGGTTTATCTTGGAAAGAATTCCTTATGGGAAATAACTTACCAGGAAAAATCAACATGGCTTTACGCCTTGGAAGCAGATTGTTAATCTCTAAAGAAAGCTTATTAAAAGCTGTTCTCGTGAGATTTGGATTAGACATGGAGAAACCACTGAAAAGTGGAATCGCCCATGGATTAATCGGTCTTCTAGGATCTATCCTTAGTAATACTAAAGGTAAATCGCTAGTCACTGCAATTAGTTTATTGGTGGATCCCGACCATATGGACGGGGAGGATTATGACCCTGTAAAGGTGTCAATACCTATTAACCAAGCTATGCAGGTGATTATTGAAATAATGAATAAAGGAGAGAATTCTTCTTTAGATAATCTTATTTCTCGTTTCGACGAGAGAAGAGATTTTGCTAAAGCTGAAATTCTACCCTTTGCGTCTCAAACAGCGTATTTAACAGCCTTAGGGCTTGTTAAACAAGCTGTTCAAGACTACGATAATAACGTAGACATTTTCGCGAATACAATCATTGATTGTTCTCGTGTTAGTGACCCTATATTAAAATCGCAAATTAGATCAGTAGCTGAAGATATTCTTCTACAAGATAAAGATCCCCAAGATTATTTAGATAATTTTGAGGCTCGAATTCTTAAAGAGACAAAATTCGGTGAACCTTCTTTAGAGTGGAGCTTAGCTCTACTAAAAGAGGCCACTGAATTTTCTTTAAAATTCGTTATCCAATGGTCAAAAGACCCTGGAAAAATTCCTGTAGATAATGCCTTCGCATTGACCGCTTCACGTGCAGGTTCCAAAGTTAAAAATTACTGGTTTGCCATTGGAGAATTCCAAGGTTTCGCAGAAATAGGTAAATCCGGAAGAGACTGGCTACGTGCAGCCTAAAGCACCGTTACTATTCCGAGTCGTCATTGCTCAGGGTTAATAACCTGATAAAGTCGTACATTAAGATTCATCTTAACGAATGGACCTCTCCCCGGCAAGGGGATGCAATGAGGAACTCCTTCTTCGGACAGGCAATATACCTGTTAGTTGATGTCCCGTTCCTTTGGGAACTAAATATAAGACCCTTTTAGCCTTTAACGAAGACGACCACGGGATGTGGCCGAAATCAGGAAAGTTTTGAAGAGTCTCTCTTATACCAAAAAGATGTCAGTACTCGTCTTACGACGTAGCTCTGGACCTTCGTGGCTGCTCTTGGAAGTATAACAGAAAATCCTCTCAACCCTTATACACTTAATGTGATAAGGCGGAGGCATTCACTGGAACGCCCACAAAAGCTATAAGCTATTTGTTTCCGTCGGGGATTCCATTTATCTTTATAAAGAAACCATTGGATCTTTATACTTAGATAATGGATGAAACGATCAACGGTTACGAAGATCGGGTTTCTACCCAGTTTAGTATTCTTAATATCG